CTTCGATGGAGGTGAAGACGGCAACTTGCTGACCAACCATCTCGGGCGTAATGGTGACGGTGCGCAGGCCGATGAGATCAGCGGAGCCACGGGCTAGGCCGAACTGAACGGGGCGGCCGGTGCGTGGATCGGGCAGCGTGCCGGTGTTATTGCGGAACAGGCGCAAGTCGCATCGTGTGCCGAGCGCTAGGCGGATGTGCTGCTGGAGGGTGGTCTCATCGTTGGCCATCCAACAACGCCAGTTGGTGCATCACTGGCGGCAGCGTAGTGCTTCCCCATTGATCGGCCATGGCATCGGCGATGCCTTGATAAGTGCGACTGCGCTCTTTCCATCGATCAGGACCGGGTGGCATGAGCAAGATGCGCTCTTCGCGGCCTGAAACGCATTCAGTTGGCTTTAATCGCGGCAGGTTGTGCAGCCATAGGCAAGTGGTTTTGACTTCACCGTGACCAAATTCCCAAGGCTGAATGATCTGATCAGGTTGGCGTATTGCTGAACTAATAACGCTTACCGGATTCTCAATGCACCAACGATCGACTGGTGCCGCCATCAGAAGGCGCACAAAATCCAGCGCCTCATCAGTGAGACATTGCGGTCGCTTGCCTCGGCGTGTTGCCCACATTCCACTCACTGCCAAGTAAGTGCAAGGCGGATGAGCCACCAACAAATCCCAGCCAAGGCCGAGCACATGTTCAACTGGCGCCATGTAATGCGGACCGGGTATTTCGGTTGGCAGCAGGTCGCAGCTCCATGCGTCATGGCCATAGCGCCTGAATGCGTCGCGCACGCGGCCGCTGTATTCGCAAGCGATTAGGACGCGCACTATCGAGCACCTCTTGCGGCGTACACCTTGTAAGCCCAGCCTGGCGAGTAACCGCGTTCTTTGGCTAGCTGCAGCAGGTCTGGCAGTGAGCGAGCGCGGCCTTGCTCACGGCGACCCACGATGCGCTCCTCGATTTGTTGGCAAAATGATTTACCGCGCAGCTCCTGCAGTTCGCCATCGACCTGGCGGAGCTTGCGTGCTGGTGATGCGGGCTGCTGATGGCCACACATTGGGCATTGTGGTGCGGGTTTAAAGGCGGCATAGCAGCTGGGGCATGTGCGCACTGTGGGCGCTGCTGCGCCACGGTTGCCACGCCTAACGCCATCAGCGAGGGACCATTCGCGCGGATCGTCGGGGAAGCCATGGCGATGGACGTTGCCGACGTGATCAAGGATCAGCGCCTGGGACTTACCTGGTGCTGGGCGCAGTACGCGACCGACTTGCTGCAGGAATAGGCCAAGCGATTGCGTGGGGCGCAGCAGGATTGCGCAGGATGCGGCTGGGATGTCGAAGCCTTCGGATACAACGTCGACGGTCACCAGAATCTGCACCGAGCCGGCGTCAAAACCTGCAACGACAGCATCTCGATCGGGCGTGTTACCCAGCAGGGTTGCAGCACTGATGCCCGCTGCATTGAACGAGCGAGCAACTGATTCAGCGTGCGCAATGGAACAGCAGAAGGCGATGGCGCGCTGCCCTGCAGCCAACCTGTTGTAGTGACCGATGGCGTCACCTGTGACGGTGGGGCGATCCATGGCAGTAGCCGCCTGATCGATGGCGTAATCACCAGCACGGCGACGCAGGCCAGATAGATCGGCGACAACTGGCGGGGCATAGATACGTGCGGCGGATAGGAAGCCGGCTGCGGTCAGGTCGGCGACGGTTGGACCGAGCACCAGCGAATCGAAAGCAGTGCTTAAGCCGCGGCCATCGAGCCGGCATGGGGTAGCGGTTACGCCAAGGCGATAGGCATCTGGCCAGTGTTGCAGGATTCGCGCCCAGGATCCGGCGGAGGCGTGATGCGCTTCATCAATGATTACCAGTGATGGCTGCCAGTCCATGCCGGAGAGTCGACGGGCCAGGGTTTGTACGGACGCGACCCGTACAGGGTGATCAGTGGCGGGAATGCCTGAGGCGATTAGGCCGTGATCGAGACCGATCTCAGTGAGCTTGCGGCTTGCTTGGTGCAGGAGCTCGCGCCGATGCACCAGGATTAGCACCTGCCTGCCACGCGCGACTGCTGACTGAGCGATGGCGGTAAAGATGACGGTCTTGCCCATACCGCACGGACCCACGAGAAGAGGCGCCTTAACTCCAGCGCGAAAGGCGTTGCGCAGATCCTCAATGGCCTTGGACTGATAGGCGCGAAGCTGCATAGGGTTGCATCTGATGGCAATAGCCTATAGGGTGTGGCAAGTCGCCACCTGCCATGGACAACGCCGCCTATCACGCGCATCCAGCAGTCTCAAAGTCTCACCTTGATCTCATCGCGAGATCACCGCTGCACTATTGGGCGCGCTACATCGACCCGAATCGGGTCATCCCAGAGCCCACGCCTCAGATGCGGCTCGGCACTGCGCTGCACACCCATGTGCTCGAACTGAGCCGATGGGATGAGGAGATTGCCGTGGCGCCACAGTGCGATCGCCGCACTAAAGCAGGCAAGGAAGCATTCGCCGCATTTGAGGCCAACTCAGCCGGCAAAACGGTGATCACAGCCGACGATGCCGAGCAGGTGATGGCAATGGGTCGCGCGATCATGCGCCATCCCGCTGCAGCGATGCTGCTGGGACTGCCAGGCAAGGCTGAGACCACGCACATGTGGACTGATGCCATCACTGGCCTGGAGTGCAAGTGCCGCCCGGATTGGCTGACTGATGACGGCAGCATCGTGGTGGATCTCAAAACCACCAAAGACGCCAGCCCTCGAGGGTTCAAGCAGAGCGTGGCCAATTTCGCCTATCACAAGCAGGCAGCTTGGTATCTGCACGGCCTTGAGCAGGCAACCGGGAAGCGCCCTGATCAGTTCATCTTTATCTGCGTGGAATCCAGCGCGCCTTTCGCGTGCGCCGTCTACGCCGCTGATGCAGAGATGATCGAGCGCGGCCATGAGCACGCAATGCGCGACCTGGGCAAGCTGGCCGCCTGTCGCCTGACCGATAGCTGGCCTAGCTACAGCGATCAAATCGAAATGATCAGCCTGCCCGGTTGGATGACTGGTAACAGCAACCAGCAGCAGGCACCAACTGAAATCGAGACCTATTGATGGACCAATCCACAGCACTCACAACAACGACCGGCTCAGTGTTCTCCGGCATCCAGGCATTCGAGGACGCCCAACGGATCGCCAAGGCACTGGCCAGCAGCACGTTGATTCCGCCTCAGTTCCAGGGGCAGCAGGGTTTTGCCAACTGCCTGGTAGCGCTTGAGATTGCAAACCGGATGCGGATGAGTCCCTTCCAGGTGATGCAGAATCTGCACATCATCCACGGACGCCCGAGCTGGAGCAGCCAATTCATCATTGCGCTGATCAATGGCTGCGGCCGCTTTGAACCGTTGCAGTACGAACTGGCGGGCAAAGGCGAGGAGATGGCCTGCAGGTGTTCGGCGGTTGAGAAGGCCACCGGCAAAACCGTGACTGGACCAGCTGTAACCATGGCGATGGCTCGGGCAGAAGGCTGGTCGAGCAAATCCGGATCGAAATGGAAGACGATGCCGGAGCTGATGCTGCGCTATCGAGCGGCGGCGATGTTCGGTCGTCTGTATGTCCCGGATCTGCTGGTCGGCATCCAGAGTCAGGAAGAGGTGGTCGACATCGAGCCGGTGAGCGTGAGCGAGCAGCCGGCCGCCAACGTCGCGGATCTCAATGCCGCGATCGCCCAGCCTGCACCACCAGCGGCAGATGACGATGAGCTCTTCTGAGTTTCTGACTGATCTGCAGCTGGCAGAGCGCTGGCACATCCACCGCCAGACCTTGATCAGCTGGCGCACCGCTGGCACTGGTCCGCCATTTGTGCGGATCGGTCGCCGCGTGCTCTACCCATTGGCCGGGGTCGAGCAATACGAACAGGCCAACTACTTCACCAACGGAGACCAATGAGCTTCAAGCTGAACCTGTCGATCTTCAAGTCGACCAAACCCGAGAGCAAGATCGATTTCTCCGGGATGCTGAACGTCAAGGTCGAGGAATTGGACGCGCTGTGCCGGTATGTCTATAGCCAGACGCCGGATCAATACGGCAGCGTGCAGGTGCCGGTGACTGGTTGGAAGAAGACCAGCACGAAGGGACTGAACTACATCAGCGCTGTGGGTCAGCCGCCGCGCGATTGGGTGGATCCTGGTGATGCAGCGCAGCAGCTGGCGAAGGCCACTGATGGCGTGGTGGTCGATGTCGATGGTGATCTGTTCTGATCACATCAGCTGGCATTCCAGCCGGGCGATCTCGTTGACCGCCTGCTGCAGGAGTTGTTGCTGGTAGCAGGCTTGTTTATAGAGCTGAGCAGCCAGCTTGCCCGCGTCTTTGCTTTCGAGCAGGGCGCGGCATTTTTTTTCGATGTCGAATTGTTGCTCGGTGGTCATTTCGACGATCATCCAGTCCCCAAAGTCCATGGTGTGCTATTGGTGGGGTACGTCTTAACGGTAGCGGCTGTGAATTGCCCGAAATGCGGAAGTGGTGAGATCAGGGCAGCAGCGACCAATGGCCACGATCCGGCGCATGTGACCAGGAAGCGGAGCTGTGCGGAGTGTGGTCATGCGTGGTTCACGGTCGAGCTGCCGGTGAGCACGGCGGTAGTGGGATGGGAGCGCGTGAACGGCAAGGGGCAGAGCAAGCCAGTGCTGCGCGTGCCGGTGGACCTGGCAGTAGGTGAAGGGGCAGTGTGAAGAACTGTCACACCGCTATGGCATGTGCCCTGTAGGCGGGGCATAATTAGTCCATCGGCAACCCACTCACCGCCATGACCCTTCAACTCCAAGCACTCGAAGCCGGCTACTTCATGGTTGACTGCGGCACCACTGCCACCAAGATCGGCAACCCCCGCTACATCCTCAAGCGCGCTTCTGATCAGGCCGTTTTCCACTACGCCACGGCCAAGCAAGTCCGCGACTGCCTCGCTGGCAAGTACTAAGCCCTCCGGGGCTCCATCCACCTATCCCACCACCACCATGAACAAACTCGCCAATCTCTGCTGCTTCATCATGGCCGCCGCTGTCTTCGCCATGATCGGCCTTGACGCCGGCAACCAGCCAGGCATGACCCACTCCGGCAGCCAGGAGTATGTGCGCCATGACTGAACGCACCTACTACTTCCAGATTCCCGCCGCCCAGGTCCGCGAAGGCATCCGCGCCGAAAACTTCCAGCAGGCCAAGGCCGAAGTTTTCAACAACTGGATCCTCTGGTGGGACCAGATCTACTGGGAGAACGATGATGAAACCAACCACCTGCTGACCGATGGCTGAGATCAAAGGCGCCCTTCTGCAATGGCAAGAAGATGACCCCCAAGGCATTTACGGCGAAGGCGTTAGCAGGCCGCGCCATGGTGCACGCACCAAGGAGTTCCGGCTGATCGTTTACCCCAAAGGCGCTCGCCCAATCACCTGGATCACGCGCGCTGAGACCAAGACTGCTGCGATCAAGTACGCCCAGAACCGCTGGCCTAGCGCCATCGTGGAGCTGGCATGACCGACGCCGCACGGATGAGGCTCTATAGCCTGCTCGAAGGCAGCAACACCTTCAAGGCTGGCCAGCAATCAGAACGCGATCGTCTTCGCCTTCTAATTGACCTTCGCATTGATCAGCTGCGCGGCATCCATGGGATCCGCAACCGCGAGCAGATCTGCGCTGAGCTGCTCCTCCTTCGTCAAAACCTCGAACCATGAAAGCCACCTTCCTTGACGATCAACGCCACGAAATGATGGAGGCGCTCTATGCCAGGAGTGGCCGCACCTGTGGCACCTACACCGGATTGTGGGAGGAGTTCTGCCGCGACATTGGCGCAAACTTCCGCGACACCTACTACCCCGAGCTGTTCGAGCGGGTCTGCAAAGCGATGGATGAAACCCAGTCCGTGATGACGCAGAAGCAGGCGCAGCAGGCCATCGAGGTGTGCCGTCAGCAGCTGCTCGGGGAGAAGTGGCGGTGAAGTCCGATGTATTCAAGGCGCCAGGTCTGCTGGTTGTGCGCCAATGGGATCGGTGGAACGGCGCGCTGTTTATTGCATGGAAGCCGAGCGTCAGCATGGCGTTCCGCGAGCGCAAACAGCTGCTCAAGTTTGTGGCTTGGCCAGTCAAGACACCAACAGGCGATCGCTTCCGCGAATGGCTAAACAGCTTCGAGCAGCAAAAGCCCGAGCCGGAGCCGGCGCCTGCTGCTGAGTTATCACCTGAGGTGTTGGCTACTGGATTTGGTCCTGAGTGCCACCTTGACGAATCGGATCCGAACTACCAAACCCGAACTGTGATTTAATGACTGACCAAATCAACCCCAGCCACTACCGCCGCGGCCAAGTCGAAGCGATCGACATCATCGAGGGCGCGATCGCTGATGCACCGCACATGGTCCCGGCCTATCTGCAGGGGCAGGCGCTGAAGTATCTACTGCGGATGTGGTGCAAGGGCAGCGCCCTGGAGGATGCCCGCAAGTGCCAGTGGTATCTCAATCGATTGATCGCCAAACTGGACGCATGACCCAGCTCCCTGGACTGACATGGATCGAGCGCCTAGCGCTTTGGATCCTTGTCCGCAGCCATCGCACCAGCCTGGTGGTGGTGAAGGAGACCTACTGGCCGATGGTGTTTGTCGCCTGCGACAAAGCTGATCCGATGTTGGCCGAACCTGCCGAACCGCTATCAATGCAGTTCGAGCGGATCTACCACCAGCCAGCAGCAGGAGAGGAGGAGTGATTCGGCTCCATGGCGGTCGGTTGCTGCTGGTTTCAGACCGCGCCGATCGCACATGGCACGCGAAGGTGCTGCTCGGTCCGCGAGCTGAGCACCAGATCGATGCAGACACTGGTGCTGTCAGATTGCAGGATGCATTGCTGCGTGGCGAGTCGATCTTCCAAGCTGCGCTAGCCAGCATCAGGCCGCAGGGTTGCTGCGAGATGTGCTGGGACTGTATGCAGTGGGACATGGGTCGCCAGCGCTGCGAGCTTGACATACCGGAATCCAAGAAGACTGGCGGTCGGTATGCAAAACAGTGCGAAATGTTTATTCGCGCTTTGGTGCCGGCAGACTGAGATCGATCGCTTGGAGCGCTGTGGCGCACCGTGAATGGAACACGCCCGTGCGTGAGCCGTGGAACGTGCTGATTCATCAATCACTGCAAGCCATCGACCGCCACAATCGCCTGTGGTTTGACTCAGGCGATGGTTGGCATCTGCAGCAGGCGCAGGTGTTGCGCACCTACGTTGCAGATCTAAAGACCTGGATCCACCAACAGGAGGCCAAGTGATGGGAGAGCCTGAAGTTGTGAGTCGCTATGAACGCGATGGCGGCGTGATCGAAACGCTCGACAGGCCAGGGTTTGAGCTGTATTACCGCAGCTGCGTTGGTGGGATCTGCCGCTATTCCAGCGATATGTGGCAGGCCGAGTTGTACCTGGACCACCTGCTGGCGAAATAGGTGCCCGGTGGCTGGTCCTCACGCGGTGCCAGCCTTACCGCAGCCGGGCAGCTGCGGACGTTTCCGTTCTCTCCAAAGAAAGAAGGAGCTGCCAGCTTACTCCTCTCCAGCCACCCATCGCGCGATTGCCCATTCGCCAAGGGTCGACCAGAACGGCTGGGCGCGATACCAGTCGATCCATGGTTTGTGGCCTTTCTGGCTGTTGCACATGAGGCAGCAGCTGACGAGGTTAGTCCGCACGGTTAGTCCGCCGTGCACCTTTGGAACAACGTGGTCGAGGGTTGGGGAGCGACCTAGGGGGTCATTGCAGTAGGCACAGCGGTAGTTCCAAGCGAGATGGATTTGATCGCGCGCTGAGCGGCGAGTGACAAGGCGCGTCTCATCAATGTGGGTCTTGTCCACTTAGGTCGGCTGGCAGCGGGACAGCATTCACCTCGATGTCGATGATGTCCTCATCGCTCGGGATGAACTCGGACAGGTGGCTGTAGATGTCGGCCGGTAATTCTTCGGGATCCGTATCGGATCTGTAGATGAGCTTGGCGGAGATTTCGAGATAGAACGCCCGCATGGGCAGGTCCGCCGCTTGGCTAACGGTAGCGAGAGCAACTGGATCAGCTTGAGTGTGACGGATTGTGAACAGGCCGACAGTGATCCGCAGTGTGCCCTGTCTGCGGGGTATAGTTCACACATCAACGCAACGGACCGATGACCACCGCCACCCTGCCCACCCTCGACAACTGCGCCACTCACTTCCTCATCTCAGCCGACGGCCAGAAGCTGGTCCGCTTCTCTGACGCAGGCGGCCACCAGATGCTCATGACTCGCTTCACCATCGAAGCCGGCCAATGGGAACCTCAAGGTGGCGGCTTTGATTGGACTGGCCGCGTTCGCCAGCGTTACCAGGCGCTCACCGCCAAGGGTTACCGCAAGCCCTGACCCCTCACCGGAACGCTGACCCCATGCGCCGCCTTTCTCTCCTCCTCGGGCTGGTCCTCGCCAGCCCCGCCGATGCACGCACCGTCACCGCAACCGTCTACCACCCATGGTTTGATGGTCGGACCACCTACTGCGGCCAGACCTATCGCCACTGGGGCGGTGTCAGCGCCGCCCACCCATGGTTGCCCTGCGGCACCAGGGTGCGCGTGTCCCATCGAGGGCGCACGCTCACAGTGCCGATCACTGACCGCTGCGACTGCAACAGCATCGACCTATCCGCAGCAGCCGCCTACCGTCTCGGTGTGCCGCTTGATGGCATCGCTGACGTGAACATCACTTACTGAGCTCGACTAATCCGATCATCTTCTGTTCCCATGACTGACATCTTGGACGACGCTTACGAAAGCGACCTCACCGAGGAGGAGCACAAGCACCTGATCCTTATCAGTGAGCACGCTGTTGCCCCGCCGCTTTCAACTGACCAGGCCGAGCCCCCAGCCAACCACCCTCAGTGACCTACATCCTCCGCATCGGTCCATGGCATGTCGGGCCATTTCCGACGCACATCGCCGCGCAGCACTTCGCCGAATCCCACGGCTGCGACAACTTCACCATGATCCCGATGGATGATCCAGCAGAGGCGCCGGGCATGATCCACCGCCTCCGCATGGCACCGCTCAAGCATCCACTGGCGCGCTAGCCCTTGCTGGCATACCTGCCATGTTTGTAGTTGTGATGGCACGGACCGCTGGGAAATCTGCCTCGTTCTACAGCTTGCCTGACATTTTCCGCGTGATCACCCCATTGGAGATTTGAAACGCAGTTGTTCGTCGCATCATCGTCTAAATGCAAGACAAACATGAGACCGTTTGGATTGGGTAAAAACGCTTCAGCGACCAAACGCGCAACATTGGCGGTTTGCTCTTTGTTGTTTTTCCAAAGCGCCACTTGTTTGCGTACATACGATCCAGCAGCCACTGGTCGATTCGTCTTTTGAAACAGCAGTCGCCCTTGCATTGTGCGCTGCTTGAGTTTTGGATGGTTGTCGAGCTTGACTATTCGATCAATGCTGCGCACGCGTCCATGGTTTGAGACTTCATAAAGACCCTCAAACCCGACGACCGGCAGCCATCGCTCATCCGCGTAAGATTCAATCATCACTGGTGATGCAGTGGTCAGGAGCTGGGCGTTGGTAGCGCCGCAGCTCCCACATCTTAGAGGTGCCCCTTGCTGGCGGTTACGGTCTCATCCCGGTTGTAGTGGCCTTTCTGCGCGTAGCTGACATCCGGCAAACCAGCCATTTGGAAGAAGACGAGCTGTCCAATTTTCATCCCAGGCCACAACGCAACAGGATGCATCCGCCTGGCATTCTGCAGCTCCAGCGTCAACACTGACCCATGGAAGCCTGGATCGGCAAATCCGGCGAGTAAATGCTCGATGCCTTCGCGCGCACGGCTTGATTTCAGTACAAACTGAGCGGCAACGCTATCGGGGATATTGAACATCTCCTGCGTCTGAGCCAGGACAAATTCGCCAGGCTGTAGCCAGTAGGGATCCTCGGCTGTGTGGCCATTGATGCCATAAATCTGCAAGTCGCGGTGCTCAGGAACCTCGATCATCAGCCGATCACCGAGCAGCACGTCATAGCTTGCCGGGTTCAGTTGATCCTCGCTGTAAGGCACGATCATTCCGTGCTTCTGGCAAAACCAGCGGATCTGGTGGTCAGGAAGAACCATGCGGAGCATCAGTGTGCGCTCGCAGGTTAGACGTAATCCCAAACCACTCTCGGGCGCCCTTGTCGAATGCCGCTGTGGATGAATCCACGCGGCGCGCCTTTCCCGGTGCTGTAAGGCCAGTTCTTGATGCACCAATCTTGGAGTTTGTAAATGTCGACTCCTTTGATGAACCAGTCAACGGCACCGACGCCGGGGGCGCTGTACAGATGCTCTGAGCCGCTAGCACCGCCGACTGAGCGATTGATGGCCGGCGATCGATACCCACTGGTGATAATCACCGGCTTCCCGCCGAATGCCATGCGAGCACGCTCCAAGAACGCTGCGAGCTCAGCCGCTGTCTCTAGCTGGTATTGATGATCAAACCTACGCGCCTCTTCATTCAGCGCAAACTCACCCAAAGTGATATGCGGCGTGATCCGGCTGTTGAACGGCGCATCAATGCCCAGCTTTGCCGTCTCCTGCTGATACTGCGGCCGGAAGTTGCCCCAGGTCTTGCCTTCCGCTTTACGGCGCCGCAGCAGACCAGCCTCGACCGGCGTACCAGGGTTTCGGTACAGCTCCAGCGCTTTCGGCACCTGGTCCCAGGCTTTCTCCTTCAGGCACCGGCTGATGGTTTCAAATCCAGCGGAGCCGTAGAACCCAGCGCCCAGGTTGTACGCGAACGACACCAGCGCTGACTTCTGGCCGTCGTCCATCTCCTTCCAGAACGGCACGCTGGTGCGCAGCTTCTCTGCAATCCGATCAACCTCAAGGCGCAGCAGCATGTCGGCCTCGATCACGGTGATGCGATCGCCACGCTTGACCGGCAAATTGCCGCTGTAGCGCGTGGTGCCATAGCCGATGGTCCATGGATCACCGCCACTGAGCGGATCGGGGTATGCCGAGAGATGGCAGCCCTCGAACTCCTTGATCAGCGCGATGGCGCCGGCCAGATCAGCCTGCTTGCCGTCTTGGCTCCAAGTCTCGAACCATGGCCGATCGCGGCGCATCGTTGCCGCATAACCATCAACAGCAAGCTCCGCCTCAAGCTGGCTGATCGCCGCTAACTGGTGAGGCAATGCCTTCCAGTATTTGAACAGTTGCTGCAGGCTGATCGGTGCCGGGTTGGCCATCAGCGCTTAGGGAAGATCATCTTCAGAGCCTTCAGCAGCAGCTGCAGCCAGCTGTTCTCGCGAATCGGCAGCAGGGCGATGATTTCAGAACCTGCAGCGATGATGATCGCGATCAATGCAGCGGTGGTCGGATCCATGGTGTGGTGGCTGATGGTTTAACTGTATGGCGCTCAGCGTTGCCTGCCAACGATCATCTCGATCTGCCGCACGCGACCCTCCAGATCTGACAACCGCTCCTTGCTGTCGTTTTTTAGCTCTTGAATGTCAGCCGCCACGGTGCCAACTGATTGATCCAGCTTGGCCACCTGCATGAACAACCCACCGAGGCCAATCACCGCTGCTGTGAGCAACGCCGGAATGGCTTGATTCCAGGGGTTGTTAGGTGGTTCGGCGTGAAACACCGCCTCGTCGTGGCTTTCCATCGCGGACGGTTATTGCCCGCTTCCAGCTTACCGACCCTGCCCCCGAAGGGGCTTCTTCCCACGGCGGCGTGGGCGTGATTGCTGCCCGAAACCTTGGCGTGTGGTCTTAGGCGGACCAGGCTGGTGTTCAATGCGAGCGGTGCCGGTTTTAGAACGGACGGCCATGACTTACCAGGGGACTCCGTTTTCGCTGGTCGGGCTGATCAGTTCGTCAATGCGTGCCTGAAGGGCGGCTTCAATTTCAGCCACCTTCTCATCGCCACCAAGGGCTTCCTGCACCCAGCCGATCACCTGCTGCTCTTGGAGTTGGTCGTAAGGGATCAGATCATCAGGGCGCTGGAACCCGACGCTGCCGTAAGCGCCAGAGTTGTAGGGGTTGCCTTCAGGATCAAGCACGTCGCTGATCGCCACCACCGAATAGTGAGCGGTGAAAACGTAGCCATCGCTAGTTTCGCGCTCCAGGGTGTTGATCTTCCAGGCGTAAGTGGTCATGGGATTGATGGTGATGCGGTCAGGTTAGGTGAGCTGGCAATCAGTAGAGAAGGGGACTACTCAAGCTGACTCAAGTGCAGCAACACGAGCCTTCAGTGATTCGATCTCACCGATGGCTTCCTGCAGCGCAGCCGTCAGCAGCGGCACCAGCTTCGATTGGTCAATGCCTTGGTAGACGGGATTGCCGTCAGCATCCACTTCATCCTTGGTGCCAGTAACGCACTCAGGGACAACAACTTGTGCTTCGTGAGCAATAAAACCATCAACGGTTTTGTCAGGATCCGCGATGAAGTTGAAGCGGTGAACTTGAAGCTGATTCAGGCGGTCAACAGCGCCGGTCAGCGGGACGACGTTCTCTTTGAGGCGGTAATCAGAGGAAGTTGCGTAGGTTGTATTTGTACCATTAGTAGTAATTTCTCCAACGATTGAGCTGCCGCTATAAAAACGGTCGAAGGTTCCAGTTGCGTCTCTTGTTTGCGTAATTCTGGCCAGCGAGGCTGCGCTTACATCTATCCTGTTTTTTAGGAGTGCAATGCCATCAGTTGTATTGGTTGAAAAAGTAATAGGGCTAGTTCTGTTTATAAGTACTTCTCTTGCATGGTTGATCCTCACGGCTTCGGTGGGCGCACTCTGGCCATCTTGAGTAACGGAGAACACTAGGCGCCCCGGCATGTCATCAGCGCCAGGGGTGCCGTCCACTTCGCATTGGATGCGAGCAGCATCGACAAGGTTGGTACCATCGCTGCCTTGGAAACTCAATACGCCAACTTGATCACCACTCTGAACAATCGTGTTGGACCCAA